AGATGCCGTTCTGAATATTCTCTATGCTATCGGTATTCAGTCAAAATGGATTAATACAAGAGGATTTACGGCTACTAATAACAGCGGAAAAGAAACTTTCAAGATCAATGAAAATACTGGTGACGTTTACATTGATCCAAACGCATTTATGCTTGGTGACAAAGATGTTGCTGAGACCATCAATGGATTAATTTCCGATGCATCCACTGTGTTTATGCTGCTTAGTAATGAATATCAGGGGATTGCTACAGATTCAGATGGTAACGTGGTTGGTGACTTTCCGAATTGCCAGACAACCATAACCATTATGTCTGGAAATAATGATGTCACCGCAGAAGCTACAATTCAGCCAACTTTAAGAAAAGGTATTATCGGAGAATGGGATGCTGAGACTTTCACATATACTGTAACAGGTTTAACCGAGGATAATTGTTATATCGAGTTTACTGCTTTATACAATGATTCCACAGTTAAAAGGAGATTTACTGTATGCAAACAAAGATATGGCAAAGATGGAGAAAATGCGGTATCGCCAGTCGTATCGGTTAAAAAGAAGGACGGCAAGACGATAATTTCCATTACCGATAAAACCGGAACTCATACTCAGGAAGTCCTTGACGGTGTA